GACAGTAAGACACAGATCAAACTTACTGAGGCTGAGATTAAGAAGAAACAGCTTACAGGTGAGATAGACTGGGATCTAGCTGCTATACAGGCTACACAGAATAGCTGGAAAGATGAGTGGATAACCCTACTGTTCAGTATTCCCCTGATACTAGCCTTTTGTGGTGATTGGGGTAATGCTATAGTACAGGCTGGGTTTGCAGCACTTGAGACTATGCCAACATGGTATCAGTATTCCCTTGGTGGGATCGTATCAGCATCTATAGGAATTAGGTCAGTATCTAAATTCTTCGGTAAATAATAACAACAAAAAGACTACCTTATAAAACTAAAGAACCCCCCTAGGAATTAATCTAGGGGGGCTTTTTTATTCTTCTGGGGGGTTCATGTCTGGTGGTGCTAACTCAAGGTGCGTCATAACCATTGCCAGACCTTCGTACAGAGTTTCTATCTCTCCTTTGATCTGTCCGAACTTATATGCCAGCCCTGCTGATATAATTAGGTTTATGAGTATAATTCCTTCAAAAAGGGTTACTTCCATTATTTATGTGTCTCCGTCCATCGTTTGCGTAATCTGTTAAGATACCATATTGCTTTGTCGATATCCTCTAGTCCGTTCTTGNNATACGGTTGAGATACCAGATAGCTTTGTCAATGTCCTCTAATCCGTTCTTGTATTCACAACGCCACATGTATTTCAACACATTAGCTGCGTGTGGTGCTATGCTGCCTGACATATTTTCTGTCATAGCCTCTACAGCGTCAATACACTCTATACCTGCTTGGTTGTAGTGTACAGGCTTCTCAACAGGGTCATGCCCTACCTGATTTAGTTTACTTAAATCCCACTTAGCCATATAGCTCTCCTTTCATAAACCGTATTATACTCGCTCTGGAATCTGAAAGCAATAGCTTTTTGCAATAGATTCGGGTGTGGGCCTAGTTTTCATTAACTCTTCTTCAATTCTAGCACCAAGTTGGACACAGGATGCCCTCTCCATGAATACTCCGTTGAAAGAATTTACTTTGATATTTCCTTGGTGCATTAGAATTGTAACTAGAACCCACATAGGTTTCTCCTGTTTTTGTCAGTCGGTCTTTATTAGCTCCGCTGATGTGTATGGTATATGAAAAAATAACTCATTCTTCCGTATGTATCTTCCCTTAGCTCCACCTAAACTTTCCTTGGTAAGCAGTGTGTCTTTGATACGCCATGCTTGCTTCATGTCTTTACGAAAGACGTAGAAGTTTAGTACACCGTTCTCAGACCCATGCTTATCTAACAGCCTTTGTTTCCTCTCAGGAATGCGTATATCCTTCCAAGTAACAGGCCAGTCCCCATCCCAAGCTACCTTAACCTCTGCCTCATTAAAATAGGTGTAGCCACCCTTCTGAGACACGACATCAACGTAGTAGTTCTCTTCTGTATTTACTATAGTGTGACCCCTGCTTTCCAGCAGGGACACAAGTGCTTCTTTTGCAGGGCCATCATAGGCTTCATACAAAGCCCTGCTAAACTTCTTTCTTACTGTCATGTGATATCCACCATCTCACATACGTCACCAGTACATGCCATTGTCTGCATACCAGATGTGTTGTCTTCTTTTTCGTAGTCTGACAACTTTGTCCAGTCAATGTCTGTCGGCATCTGAGCAAGTAAGCCCTCATAGCTTGGGGNNCTTCACCATCTTCGTATCTATATCCAACAACAGGTTTATCCTTAAAGGTTTCCTGATAAGGTGCTTGCTGGTAAGTGTGATCTGAGTGTGGCAAGAAAGATACACCACTCATTTCATCAAAGTACTTATACACAAATGCACCTACTTCCATCCACTCTTCATCCCGTACTGATATAGTCACGCTTGGTTTATGCTCACACCAATGTCTCTGGTACATAAGCCACATTTCTAGCTGTTCAATAGCTGTCATGTCGTTTCGTGTAATAGATCCAGAGGGTGACTGCACAGGGAAACTAAACACTGTCGTTGTGTCAGGTTTCATTGCACAAGGTTCACTAGGCACTCCCTGATCCTTTAGGAAGTTAGTAAGTGGATCTTTGTTGTCACCACGTACTGTACGGATGTAGTATGGACTGTGACGGGCATGAATACCACTAGCACTATCTACTAGCTGCGAAACTGTACCCGATGGTTTCACGCACGTAATAGCAGCCGCTACAGGAATATTAAGACGTTCTGCCCATTCCTTATTTGTATCAACTGCAATACCCTTTAAATGCTCTAGTGTTTTATTCAGACCTGCATTCTTACTTGTCATAAGAACATTATCCATTATCCCTGTGAGTGACACACCGAGCAGCCGTTCTTCTTCTGTGTTGGTAGTCCACACCTTACGCAAGTATGGAAACTTTGTGAAGGTGGATTGTATGGTTCCAAGAATCGTAGCCATACGGACCTTACGCTCAAGATCTTCAATGGTATCCGTAGCACGTACAACAACTTCTGTAAGGTTGCAGAACTGATACGGCCTAAGTATGATTTCGCTGCACGGGTTAGTTCCGAACTCATAATTTGCATCTCTACGTCCATTCTTAGCTGCTTGTATCTTACTTGCTTGTCGATTAAACACACCACGTTCACCAGATTTAGACTCCACAAGGGCAGTCCACTCACGCATGAATGTCTCCATGTCAGGCTTCTCTGTGTAGCTTACACTGTTGTTAGCCAAGGCACGATGACCAGCAGTTTCCCACCACTGTCCTGACTTAGCATGACGCATACGGTCATCAGAGAGGTTAGACAAACTAATCATAGCACTACGACGAACACCACCAACTACGACTATCTGACCAATAAAGCACATAAGGTCGTGGCACTCAATGCTAGATAGTTTACGTCCTTGTGCAGCCTTAAATGTCTGTACAGCAAAGTTGAATAGCTCAACCAAAGGCGCTGGGCCACTAGCTCTACCACCAAATGTCTTTAGTCTTGCGCCAGCAGGTCGTATCTTAGAGACATCCCACTTAGGGATTTCTCCTGCCCATAACAAGGCTAGTAGTTGACGGAAGCCTTTGGCCCAGCCCTCTTTACTATCCTTAACGTGAATGATTGTGTCGCTAACAAACAACTCAGGAACCTCTGGTAGTTTAGAGATGAATTGACGTTCAACACTGAACCCCACCCCTGTGCCGCACAAGAGAATAAACATAGCTTCATCAAAGCTCTTAGGGTCATCTACAGGTAGGTAAGAACAATTATACCCTGCTGTATTGTCACGCTCTAAAGCCTTGCCAGCGGTCATCATAGCTCGCATAGAAGGCATTACCTCTAAGTTTAAGATGGCCTGTTCTATGTTCTTGGTATATGTATCATCACCAGCCTTTGGCTTGACTACACTGTCTATGTAACGGCTTACGGTCTCTGACCATGTTTCTCTTGCGTCACCCTTCCAACGTGCATAACGTGAAAGTGCAATAAAGTTTTGGTATGGGGTGGGGAGCATATTATTCATTCTTGTTCTTTTCCTCTCGCTCTCATAGTTTTATCTTCTTCTAACCAGACCATTCGATCAATGTCTGACCTAGCTATTCCAATATCATATAGCTCTTTATCGGTCAACTGGTTTAGCTGTTTGATTGCTAGTCGGTGACTTCGCCATGTCGCAAGGTAGTTCATGTAACGCCAGAACCACGACATGCCTGATTTCTTCTTACTCACCGATTGTCTCCTGATCCTTGTAGTGTACCATTCTTTACACGATCATTCAACTTCTCCATGTTCAATTCGATAATCTTAATCAAACTGCCACCAAAGATGTTGGATAGTGCTACTGTATAAAATAGTACATCTCCTAGCTCTTTCAAGACCGCATCATCATCAATTCGCTTATCACGAAACAATTTCTTGATCTTCTCTGATACCTCACCAGCTTCGCCAGTAAGACCTAGTGCATTCTCAATTAAACGCTCACGCCCTTTAGTAAGCATCTTGTCCTCTACGAATTGTGAGTACATATCAATCATATCTTTCATATCTTTCGCTGAATACATCAATGTATGGTCATCTCCTCTGCCATTCCCATGTCAACAGAAGAATACTCAGCTAATGCTATAGCTTCTTCCTCTGACAAATTTCTATCATTTAAGGCTCGCCCTACTAATAGGTACTTTGCCATGTTTCGTAGTTTCTCTAAGTCATCTTCTTCGTCTAGTACATCATAAACCTGTATATAATCCTCTATCATCATAGCCATTCCTCTGGTATAGAACCTTGCGCCCATAAGAAATTATTTTTATCACACCAATCAGCATAAGTTGATTTAGCACCTTTAAAAAGTTTAGCCTTAGCATTCTGAAATACAAATCTTATATCGTGATCAAACTGACGTTGTATAAGTAAGTGCTTCTTTCTGTCTGCTGCGACAAACCTTCCTTTTGTTTCGACTATAACTCCGTTTGGTAGTATGAAGTCTGGGGTGTAGGTACGTATCTCATTAACCTCGTATTTAATCTTCATGGTTTCGTATTCGTACTTAACCCCACCCTCGTCTAGCTCTTTAGACACTCTCTCCTCTAAACCAGATCGCCAGCCATGTTTTATCGCTTGTCTGGTGGTTGCCATATCTCCCCCTCATATCTCCTTAACCACAGAAGTCTAGCATTTTCTAGTACACGATCTACGGCACCATCATAGGCATCTAACACTGCTTCCCACATATCTTGTTCAGATTCAAGACCGTCGAGCATATTGGCTGCTCTTTTAGGTCCTACTTGGTAAAGTCCATGTATATTGTCT